TGATAACAGGTAATACAACAATAACAGGTTCATTGATACTAACAGGTAGTCTAAGTATGTCTTTACAAACAGGCACTCCTGGGAATACTATGACACCTAATGGATACTATAGAGCTACCATAAATGGAGCAGCTGTATTTATTCCTTTTTATGTATAAATAAACTTATTAATAAAAATAATATAATGGAAATAACAATTACAAAAGTAGCAACCAAGATAAGATGGTATATGCTAAACTACCCAGTGAGTACAGTAAGTTACTATGAACTACAGACCGAAAGTGGAGAAATGATTAGTAACGGGAATATGACTATACCCCAAGAAGTAATAGATATATGGGGAACAGATGATAGTGTGATAGAGAATTATATAATAGGACAACTTAATACAAACAACAATGAAATATCTTTGCCTGAAGAATCAACACTACTTCCTACCGAGCCTACCGAGATTATATTGGAAGAAGAAAGTATACCACTGGGAAGTAATCTTTAATGAAAACTGTGCCTATGATCTACAAAATGAAGATCAACTAGATTGGAATAAACTAGTTGGTGTATCTCAACATTTTAATCCTAGACTCAACAGTCTAAGATTTGTTTGGAGGTATAATCTAGAAACTAAACTAATAGAAATAGGCGTGTATTCTGAGAAGAATTATGTGTTTGAATACAAACTATTAACCTCGGTAAAACCCACGGAGAAACTCAATCTAACAATGTATTTTCAAAATTCTACAGCACTTGTAATAGCTAATACTAAAGCACAGACCGTACCCTATGTCTTAGATAAGAATTTGACTATAAGAGCTAACCCATACTTTGGAGGCAATCGTAGAGCACCTCATTGTATGACTCTAAGTCTTAAAAAGATTGATTAGATTTGGCTGTTTAATACTTTTATTATATATTTATATACATAAATTATAAAACATGATTATATTTAGTATCTTATTCGGATTATTGATTGCTACTTTGCTAATGATTAACATATACATCGTAAAAGGTTCGGCAGAAGTTAATGAAGAAACAACATCCGAAATAATAATTGTATCAACAACACCTCCGTCTGCTCCTGTATTAACAACTCCAACAGTAGTTGAAAAACCAAAACGTAAGAAGAAAGATGTTAAAGATAGTGGAAATAGCTAAAGCATGAATTGCTGCTGCTAATCCTACTCCAGAGCAAGAAGCAGTTGCTTTACATCGTATTAAAATATGTGAACAATGTCCTAGCAGAGAATATGCAAAAATGTTTAATGAACATATATGTGGAGAGTGTGGTTGCCCGTTAAACAAAAAAATATTCAGTCCTGTAGAAGGATCTAAGGCATGTCCTTTACAAAAATGGAAATATTAAAACAACAATAAATTTTATGGCACAATTAACAACAGAAGAGTTACAACAAATCAAAGACCTACAAACACAATACAATAAAAATGTATTTGAATTAGGCAGCATTGAAGCACAGTTACAGGGATTAACTAAAGTTAAAACAGAAGTTGTGGAATCATTAACGCAATTAGGTGAACTAGAAAAACAACTAGTAGAAGATCTTCAAACAAAATACGGCGCAGGAAACATAGACATCCAAACCGGAGAAATTACCCCTGTACAAGCATAATAAATCTGGTCTGACTCTGCATTTTGTGGATATTTGTTGATATTTATTGTAGAATAATAATTAATCAAAACAAATAAAAACAATGAGTGAAGTAATTCTATCTCCAGGTGTCTTTCAAATAGAGTCAGACCAGAGTTTATACACACAAGCACCTCCAGCTTTAGGTGCAGCTATAGTGGGACCAACAGTAAAAGGTCGTCCATTCGTACCAACTTATGTTACTACTTATAGTCAATATTTATCACTATTTGGTGATGTATTTAAAAGTGGTAGCTATTACTATGAATATTTTACATCACAAGCTGCTAAAGAATACTTTAACAACGGTGGTAAATCACTATTAGTAACAAGAATCATTAGTGGTAGTGGTACAGCAGGTACATATGCAACATCAAACATACCTATGTCTGGTTCTGCAACTACTTCATTTCAACTTGAAACATTAGCTTGGGGAGATACACAAAATAATACCTCTAGTTTATCTGCTGGAGCTTTAGCAAGTGGTTCTGCTTATAATGTTCGTTGGGAAGTAACAAACGTACAAACAGGTAGTGGTACATTTACAATTGTAGTTCGTCGTGGTGATGATAATACTTCTCAAACTAATATTTTAGAAACATGGGCAAACGTAAGTTTAGATCCACAATTACCTAACTATATTTCTCGTGTTATTGGTGATTTAAAACCAGTATACGTAGCTGCTACAGGCACAAGTAATGCTTATATAAATTATACAGGAACATATGCAAACGCTTCTCAATATGTTCGTATTTCATCTGTAACTACTCCAAACGTAGATTCAATAGATAATAACGGTAACTATAAAACAGGTTCATATGCTTCTACTTTACCTGCAGTAGGTAGTGGTTCATATGGTGGTTCGTTTAGTGGTGGTGTAGCTGACACTAATCAGCCTAAATTGATGAATGAAAATATTACTACAAGTAATATTCAAGGTTTTGCACCTACAGATTACATTATTGCATTTTCTCTATTATCAAATAAAGACGAATATCCATATAATATTTTAATGGCTCCAGGTGCTGGATTAGATACTACAGCTGCATCAACAATGATAGCAACTGCTGAAAATAGAGGTGATGCAATTGCAATAACAAGTACTGGAGTGTATAATACTTCAATAGTTGCTGCTACTCAAGCTGCTGCTGGTCAATCAAGTAACTACGCTGCTACTTATTATCCTTGGGTTCAATTATACTCAACTGGATTAGGTAAAGCAGTATGGTGTCCTCCAACAGTAGTAATCGGTGGTGTATTAGCATTTAACGACCAAGTAGGTGCTGAATGGTTTGCTCCAGCTGGTCTTAACAGAGGTGGTGTTCCATCAGTATTACGTGCAGAACGTAGATTACAACAAACAGATAGAGATACTTTATATACAGGTAATGTTAACCCATTAGCAACATTCCCAGGAACTGGAGTATGCGTTTGGGGTCAAAAGACATTACAACGTAAACCAACATCATTAGATAGAGTAAATGTAAGAAGATTATTAATCGCTCTTAAAGGATTTATTGGTGAAGTTGCTCGTAATTTAGTATTTGAACAAAATACAACAGTAACAAGAAACGCATTCTTATCAAGAGTTAATCCATACTTATCATCAGTAGTACAACGTCAAGGTTTATACGCTTATAAAGTAGTAATGGACGAAACAAATAATACAGCTGATGTTGTTGATAGAAACCAATTAGTAGGTCAAATCTATATTCAACCAACTAAGACTGCTGAATTTATCATTCTTAATTATAACATTCTTCCAACTGGAGCTACGTTCAGTGCATAAGGGTTGTAGCTTCTAATATTTATTAATAGCAATAAAATAACAATAGAAAATGGCAGTATTATCAGCAAATGAAATAATGTTTACAGCGTTTGAACCTAAAGTATCAAATCGCTTTATCATGTATATAGACGGTATCCCGGCATATTTAATCAAAAAAGCATCGGCTCCAGGATTTAATGCAAATGAGATTATCTTAGATCACATCAACGTTTACCGTAAAGTAAAGGGCAAAGTTAGATGGGACGATATGGATCTAGAATTATACGATCCAATCACTCCTTCAGGAGCACAATCAGTAATGGAATGGGCTCGTCTAGCACACGAATCTGTAACAGGTAGAGATGGTTATTCTGACTTTTATAAGAAAGATATAACATTAGAAATCTTAGGTCCTGTAGGTGATATCGTTGGTGAATGGATTATTAAAGGAGCTTTTTGTAAAGTAGCAAAATTTGGTGATTATGATTGGTCTCAAGGAGAATCAGCAATATCATTAAATGTTACTTTAGCAATGGATTATTGTGTCTGCAATTTTTAAAATACATTTATACTTCACGCAATAGTCTATTGCGGTTTTCAATCCTTCTATATATTTATTGGTAACAATAAAATAGGAGGATTCTTTATGGTACAATGTAATATATGTAATTTTGAAACAGATAGTGAAATAAAACTAGCCAAACATATACAACACACCCATAAACTGAAAAAAACAGAATATGTAATTCAAACTAAATATAATAATATCCACCCAATATGTCTATGTGGGTGTGGGCAGCAAACACGCTATGAGGCTAATTTAAAGGATTACTGTAAATGGATACATGGACATCAAGCTAAAGTAGCAGGTCATTTTGGTGATCCTAAAGCAAAAAAACGCGTAGATGCTATTATAAAAACACGTAAAGCAAAATTTGAATCTGGGGAGTATGATCATATATTAAAATATGTATCTCAAAAACGTTCTAAAAAAATTACTGATAAAATCAGTAAAACTAAGAAAGAACAATGGGAAACTGGTAAAATAGGAAAAAAGAAATATAAACCATCTAAACTAGAAAAAACATTTGCTAATATATTAGATTTATTAGAAATAAAATATGAGACATCGTACTATGCTAAAGACATAAAAGCATTTTATGATATATACGTTCCAGAGCATAATATATTAATAGAAGTAGATGGAGATTTTTGGCATACTAATCCTATTAAATACCCCAATGGTCCTGTAAGTAAATGTCAGTTTAAAAATAATATAAGAGATCAACAAAAAACTAAATGGGCTCTAGATAACGGCTATAAATTATTACGCTTTTGGGAAAATGATATTAACAATAATATAAAACAAGTAAAACAAATTTTACTAAATGAAACCAAATAATAAAGAAACAGTAAAACATCTCTATAACGAATATAAAGAACAGTATCTTAATGAAATATTTGAAACTCCTTTAGAATATAATCAAATAGAGCCAACAAAATATCAAGTTGGTAACTTAGCAACATTTATCTTTAAACGAGAATATATATTTTCTGATGTGCCTTTTGATACAACTATGTATAAAATACCCTTTTATTGGAGTATATCATGGATGTGGGATAATGAATTACCTGAAGAAGAAAAAACATTAACTAATTGGTTAAAAGTAATGTCTACTTCTTTCAAAATTATAAATGATTTTATAAGACAAAAAGATTACCCATTAGTATTAGAATTTAGTGGACAAACAGAAACACACAAAAGAGTATACCATAATAAAGAATTTTTAGATAGATGGCAAATTTTATTTGGAGAAAAATATGAAATATTACTACATAAAGATCATATATGGTTTATAAATAAAAATATATCTAATAAAAACTTACATAATGCCATAAAATTATCAGAACACTCTCAAATTAGTCTATCTAAAGCGGTAGAATATTGGAAATTTAAAAATAAAAGAGATGTGAAAGGGATAGCCCGTCATGATATGATTAAAGAACAAATTAAACGAATTATATTAAAAAGAATGTATTTTAAATAAAATTGGATAAATAAGTCTTTTTGCATATATTTATATACGCAACAAAATAAAACACGTTATATGGCAGAATTAAAACTACCAACAGAGGTTATATCCTTACCGTCAAAAGGATTGTTATATCCAAAAGAATCACCATTATCTAAAGGTGAAATTGAAATGAGTTACATGACCGCTAAACATGAAGATATTCTTACGAATACAAACTTCATACGTCAGGGTACAGTAATTGATAAGTTATTACAAGCATTAATTGTTACTCCATTTAATTATGATGAATTATTAATTGGTGATAAAAATGCAGTATTAGTAGCTGCTCGTATTTTAGGATATGGTCAAGAATATACTTTTAAATACACAAATGAACGTGGACAAGAAGTAGAACAAACTGTAGACTTAGGTACACTCAATGAAAAACCGGTTGATGAAACGTTATTTAAAGGCGGAATAAACGAGTTTACCTTCACATTGCCTAAATCGGCGAATGTAGTTACTTTCAAGTTATTAACGCATGGAGACGAAAAGAAAATCGATGGTGAAATTAAAGGTTTACAAAAAATAAATCCACTATCAACAACAGATGTTACAACACGTCTTAAACATATTATTACATCAATTAATGGCGATAGGGATATCAAAAACGTACGTGACTTTGTAGATAATTTCTTATTAGCACCCGACGCTAGAGCATTACGTGAATACTATAATAAAATTCAGCCAGATATAGATATGAAATTTATGCCTAATGATGAAAGTTATACAGGGGAGGGTATAGCAATACCAATCGGACTTAGCTTTTTTTGGCCTGACTCTGGAGTATAGACCTGTTTTATTTAAACAAATACATGAAATAGTATTTCATGGTAATGGTGGATACGATTGGGATACTATTTACAATATGCCTATTTGGTTACGTAGAACTACATTTAATTTATTAAGAGAACATTACGATAAGCAAAATGAAGAAGCTGAAAAACAACAAAATATGCTTAAAAATAAAGGTAAAAATGAAGTAGCGCGACCAAATATTCCTCAACCAACATATACAACTAAGAAGGCATCTAAATAGATGCCTTTTTTTATATTTATACTATATACTAATACGATATGGCTGGATTAACTGAAGCACAAATAAAATTAGAACAAGAAAGATTACAACTTATTCAAGATCAGAATACTGCGGCTAAAGATTTAGCTTCTACGTATGAGAAGATGAGAAAATCATCTATTGGATTAAACTCTGATGAAAAAGAATCGTTAGATATTTCTAAACAAATAGCTAAACAATCAGATTTAATAGCAAGTTCTATCAATAAACGTGTTTCAGGAACATCTACTATTAAAGAATTAGAAAAAACATTAAATCAATTAAAATTTAATGCAATAGATGCAGAGAAAAATTTACAAAAACTATTAATCTCTAAACAAAATGCCTTAGCTAAAATAGATATATTTGCTAAAAGAGAAAATGTTTATAAAAATAAATTAAACCAAGAATTAGATCGTCAACAAGCTATTCAAGATAGAATAGAAGAGATAAAAAGATCTGCCGGTGGTATAGATCAAAAAGCTTTAGCTAAAGCTAGAGAAGAATTAAAAAGTAGTAAAGGAGCATTAGATAATTTAGAAAAATCCTTAAGAAAAACTACACAAATAAAAGATGAACAGAAAAATATATTTAAACAGTTAGAAGAAACAATAAAAGCTAATGAAATAACAGCAGAACAACAACAAAAAGAACAAAATCTATTAAAACAAGCTATAGTAGAAAAGAAAAAAGAAAGTGTTTTAAATGAAATAAAAAAACGACTTAGAATAGATGAAATAAAAGAAATGTTTACTTTAGCAGGTATTCTAAAAATAATAATAGATGCTGCTTTACGTCTTAATGCTACTTCAGTAGAAATAGGTAAAAATATAGGGTATGGGGCTAATCAAGCTGATAGAGTAGCTCAAAACTTAACTCAAATAGCTAACAATTCTAATGACTTAAATGTTACTCTTAAAGTTTTAGGAGCAGCAATGTCTGAATTAAATGACGCTACGGGAGGTGTTGCTGAATATTCTGCTGATGTATTAAAAACGCAAGTAATGTTAACTAAGCAATTTGAGTTAACAGGTGAAGAGGCAGCAGGTATATATAAATTCTCTGTACTAACTGGTAAAGCATCATCACAAGTAAATGATGAAATGGTTGCTGCATTTGCTAATACAAGAAACGCAGTAAAAGGCTCAGCTAATTTTAAAAAGACAATGGCTGAAGCTGCTAAAGTATCTGGTGAATTATCACTTAGTTTAAAAAATAACCCGGCCTATATAACAGCAGCTATTGTTAAGGCACAAGCATTAGGTACTACACTTGAACAAACTAAAAATCAAGGATCACAATTATTAGATTTTGAATCATCTATATCTAATGAACTTGAAGCTGAATTAATGACGGGTCAACAACTAAATCTTGAAAAAGCAAGAATGTATGCTTTAACAGGAGATATGGTTGGATTATCACAAGAATTAGCTAATCAAGGTATGACACTTAATAAGTTTGAAAATATGAACGTATTAGCTCGTGAATCATATTCTAAAGCATTAGGACTAAATTCAGACCAATTAGCTGATCAACTTAGAAAACAAAAAATAGCACAAGAACAAGGTAAATCATTAGCAGAGATTACTAAAGAGGAAGCATTAGAGGCAGAAAAACGTCAGAATGTGCAAGATAGATTTAATGCTGCTATAGAAAAACTACAAGATTTCATTGGTAATTTAGTAGCAGGCCCCTTAGGTAGTATGTTAGATATATTATCCCAATCATTAGATATAGTAAATTTAATTGTTATGCCTTTCCAAGCATTGTATAATCTTACCTCTATGATAGGACAAGCTATATTTGGATGGGTAGATAAACTAGGAGTTGTGGGAAAAATATTAAAGGGAATAGCGGGAATAGCTATATTATACGCAGCATACTCAGCATATGGTGCTTTAGCAGGCATACCTATAGTAGGTCCTATATTGGGTGGTATAGCAGCTGCCGCTATCACAGCAGCGGGATTTGGGTTATTAAATACTCAAAAAGCAGGTGATATGATTAGCCCAGCTGATGGTAAAACACAAGTATCAACTAAAGAAGGTGGATTATTCGAATTAAGTCCAAATGACGATCTATTAGCGGGACCTGGTTTAGCTAAAGGAGGAGGAGGTAATAAAGGTGAATCAATACAATCAAATGTATCTATTGATCTAACACCAATGGTTAACGCTATTAATGCTGTAAAAACCGCTATTGATAAACTATATGCTAAAGAAGGTGTTGTAAATATAGATGGTAAAAAAGTAGGTACATTATTAACACAAGGAACATATAAGACAGCGTAAAATATTAATATTTATACGAAACATTAAAACAATAAAAATATGTCATCATTATTAAATTTATTAAATTCAGGTACTGGTAATCTTAGTTTAGTGAGTAATAACATTAACGCTCAACCTAACTCACCAGCATGGGGTTATGTAGATGCAACCAACAATTTAGATCCAGCATCAAGTAAATTACAAAATACATACGATGTTAATGGTATTCCTAATGTAAAATTAGTAGACTTTAACCACAATGGGGTAACTAGTGTTAAAGGTCAATCGACATTAGATGAATTAGATGCTAATGCTCCTAAAAACACACAAGCGGGTGGAGCTGGATCTGTAGTATCTCAAATCTACAAATCAACACCTACTCAACAATACAAACAAAAAGGACCACAGCCGGGGAGGTACTAATACTAAATAAATGCCAGGATTACTTACTTTAACAACTGATTTAAAAAGTTTAAAGTATGGGGCTGATAGACCAGGTGGTGGTTCATCAGAACAACCATACATTGTAAACGATATAAATAACCCAACGAATGTTTTAGGGTTTGATGATGGCTTAGTTAGAGGTGGTGCTGTAGGTGCCGCTCAATCCGGAGCAACAGATACAATTCGTATTGGTAAATTCTTTCTAAATAATCCTCTGTTTATAGTTAAACAAGTAGGATTACAGTTTTCTAATCCACGTTTAGAAGTTCCTAAAGATCCCGCTAATATATTAATGGGAGGACTTGATAATATTTTAGCTGTAGGAACAAATGGCTTTCTTGAACCAACACGTACATATAATTTAGGTGTAAATACAATAGCACAAGTACCAGTTAATGCATTTGGAGCTCATTTTAATAGACATGGTTTACTACCGGTTCAAACAGAAGCTAGTAAATATGAAGCTGTAGCAACAGCAAATAATGAAAGTCATAATAGATTAGTAAAATTAACTACTAAATTTAGTTTAGGTACTAATACAGCATCCAATGTAAAACCTAAATCTAATTTATTAGGTGGGTTGATAGGATTACTAAATAGTGTTACTGGACTTAATATACCAAATGTATTTCAAAATAAGGAACTTATTATTGATCAATATTTAGGAGGACCAGGTTCGGCTTATGGTATTGGTGGAACTATAATTAACAGAACGTCTTTTACTGACACATCAGGTTATAAAAATTCAAATGGTAGTGGTAAATCATTTATAACTAAGGATTTTATTAAACCAAGTGATAACTTAGATTTTGGAAATCCTAATTTTACAAATTATATATCTGCAAGAACAACATCTATATTTGCTAATCCTAACTATAATTGGAACGGAATTAGTTTAGATGTTGATGAGAATTTAAGAGCAACTTTAAGCGACTATATTCCAAACGACTATACATACCGTCGTAATTTTAAATATGGTATAGCTCCTAATTCACAAGGAAATAATGTAGAAAATAAACATGATACTGCTGATGGATTTTATTCTATAACAGCCGGAGTAGCTGCTATAAATAGTAGTAGTATAGATGACGAATTATTATATTTTAATAATCTAAATTTACCTAATAACGTTTATGGTCAAGATACAACATATGCAGAAGTTTATAATATAAATGAGGATAATAAATCTTATAACCCATCAAAAGATCCATCTCTTGTACATATACCACCAGTAATAGATTATATAAGACAATTAGGTGTATCAAATGATTATTTTAACAGTGGTTCATTTCCAACTCAGTCTAATCAAACATATAATAGTATTACTAATACCGGAACAGTTATTGGTACTCCTTTTTCTGCCGTACAATATCCGATAAATGTTATTACCCCTGCAGGTAAGTACTCAGAACTACAAAAACAAATTAATAAACAACAACAATTAAAAAATCCAAGTAATAAAAAGCAAATTAGTGGTAGTGTTGTATATGTTAACCAATTTGGAATTTATAACAGTATAAGAGACAAAAATGGAGTTATAGATAATAGTAATGGATCATATTCAACTACAGATGTTGGAAAAATAGCATATAGTAATGGCATAGATAAACCAATTACTTTATATTACAGTAGCTGGGGTACCGTTTCTCGTGAGCAAAGAGTTGGAAGTGGAAGAAAAGATTCAATAAATTTAACTCCTTTGTTTGATGCTAAAAAAATAGGAAACGGAACCGATACAGTTACTATAGATGGTACAAAACATAATATAAGAGATTTAGTTAAATTTAGAATACAAGCGGTTAATACTGATGGACCTGACCAAAGAGCATCATGGATGATATTTAGAGCATATATAACTGATTTGTTAGATGATGTTAATGCAGATTGGACTGATATAAAATATGCAGGTAGAGGTGATAAATTTTATATATATAATGGTTTTACTAGAAAAATGAGTGTGTCTTTTAAAGTAGCGGCATTATCTAGAGATGAAATGAAACCAATGTATCAAAAATTAAATTACTTGATGAGTAATTTAATGCCCGATTATGGTCCGAATGGAGGAATAGTAATGCGTGGTCCTTTAATGAGAATGACTATAGGTAATTGGATTGATGGACAATTATGTGTATTGAATAGTATAAATTATAAAATACCTAGTGATTCTCCATGGGAAATAGCATTAGATGAACCTGAAGGAGGTAGTGGCAATAAAATGTTAATTTTACCTCATATTGTTGAAGTAAGTCTATCATTTACGCCTATTGGTTCACAAACAAGAGCTGAAAATAAATTATCACAAAAATCAGCTATAATTTCAAATATAGCTCAAAACTGGAATGGTGGTAATAATAATGAACCTGAATTTATTTATCCTAATATAAATGATGTATTAAAAGACGGAGAATTTACATAATGACACGATACGATAACGCAACAATACTAAAAACACCAGATAATAAACCATATTATGCTGGTAAATTATATCCTAATGTACCATTAGATAGTACTGATGTATATGTTATAACAACTGTAGGAGATAGGCTTGATTACCTAGCCTATACTTATTATAATGATAGCGGATTATATTGGATTATATCTGTTGCAAATAATAATGTAACTAAAGGTTCATTATTTCCAATACCAGGTACTCAATTAAGAATACCACAAAATATAAGTAGTATTATAAAACAATTCAATCAACTTAATAGTTAATGAGCATATTTAAAGAGTCATTTAAAGAAGGCGTTAAAACACAGATAGAAAAGCGTCAAAATGTAATAAATGATCGTACACCAAAAAATTTACAATATATAAATTCACGTAATGCATGGATTCGTATGTCTTCTGCTGTAAATATATATAACGGTCCTTCACATGATGATAATACTGACGATGAAAATGAAAGAGCAGCAGCATTAAAAGATTATAAAGACCCAAGTAAGTATTCAAATTCTTTAGCTAAACAATATATTCTCCAAGGTGGTACATTATCACCAAATGGTACTTTAAAAGCAGGATTAGGAACATTTGACAAAAATGCTTATAGTAATACAGCAGCAGATGGCTCATCATATCGTTTAGGTATTAGACCAATGCCTGGTATCACAAGTGTAGATGTTAAATCTAGAGGAGCATATGGTTCATTACAAGATGTAACTGTACATTTTCAATGTTGGGATATAAAACAATTAGAAGATTTAGAACTACTATATATGCGCCCTGGTTATACTGTTCTTGTAGAATGGGGATGGGCTCCTTACATAAACAATAAGGGAGAATATCAACCAAATTTTAATGATTTTTATGATATAATTGATAATCCAAAACCCAAAGAAACAATATGGAAAGACTTAGATAAAAGATCAACAGAAACATATTCAGGTAATGTAGAATCAATGTTTGGTTATGTTAAAAATTATAGTTGGAATGCTAGAATGGATGGCGGATATGATTGTCAAGTAACTATAATAACGTTAGGAGAAATATTAGAATCACTCAAAGTAAATTATCTCCCAGCACAAGTATTAAGTACAGTAACATCTATAGGTTTATTAGCACCTAATATTACTTCATATACTTTAGGTTCAGGTTCAAAGTCAGGAGAAAAAAATAATGTAAAATGGGAAATAAGTAAAATGAACTTGTCAGGTTCATATTCTCAAAACATATTAGCAGGTATATTTGAAGAGCTATGGGATATGGGACAACAAGCCTCTTCAGATGCAACAAATGACGGACAACAGATAATATTACATAATACTTCTAAGCATAAAGATTATGCTATGTTTCATAAAACAATAAACATAGGAACTAATGAAAATGGTAATGTAACTAAAACAGATGAACAAATATATATATCTTTAGAATCACTTACTGACATATTGAATGATTATGTGTTATTAAGTGATAAAAATTCATATACTACTGCTTCATCTCCTCTAGCAGGTATATCAACTAAAGATAAAGATGGTAATTCATTATTATGTTTAGCACATCCTTTACAAGTATCAATGGATCCGTCAGTATGTTTAATTCAAAACAATTTATGGGCAGACGGATTAAAATTTACAGCAGAAACAATACCAAATAATATTAACCCCGCTAATGGCAATACTGTAGTTAGTTACAGTAATACAGACTATGCAGATTTATTTAATTTTATTGTAGATCCTAAAGGAGGAAATGCTGATACATTTAATTCAACAAAAACAACTGAAATAATAAATAAAATAGTTGCTCTTACTGGAAGAAAAACAAATGAATTTAGAGAATTACAAAGACAATTTTTAGCAGTAAAAGCAGGTAATAATACTCCAAAACCTAGTGGGGCAGTTGTTAATCAAGCTTTTATTAATTATGCTAAAAAATATAGTAATTTCTATGATTTATTAAAAAAATCTTTTAGTGAGCAATCTCGTAATAAAATTATTGTAAAAGAATCAGGTATTAACTTCACACCAGAAGAAGATTCTTTAGAGAAAATAAATCGGGCTGCTCTTACCTCAGTCCCTACAGAATCCCAAAAACAAGAGATACAACAAAGAAATAATGATCTAAATGCTGTTCAAAATAAAGGAGTAGGAAATCTTAAATTTCTTAACAATATTGGTGCGAATTATTTTTATAATGGTGATTGGAAGACTGAATTAGGTGTTATAGGTAATATATTTTTAAATGTAACTATGTTATATAACTTATCTGTAGATAAGAGTTTAGCAGCACAAGATTCTAAAGAAAAAAGTGAAATTGCCTTATATGATTTTATAAAAAATGTATTAAGTAGAGTAAATGAATCTATAGGTAGTGTTAATAATTTTGAAATGTTTATTGATCCTAAAGATTCTACAGGTAGAATAATTGATATTAATTATGTAGATACTAAAACACAAACAGATGCTTATAAAAATGCTTTTATATTACAAGTACATAACCTTAACTCAGTAGTTCGCTCATATAAATTTGAATCAAAAATATTCCCAAATCAATCGTCTCAAGTTGCTATTGGAGCACAAGTAGGAGGAGGTGCTTTAGGAGTTGATGCTAGTTCATTGATAGCGTTTAATAAAAGAATAATAGATAGAATAATTCCTATTAAAGATGCTCCTACAGCACCTGAAAATGAACCAGATGATGCAACAAAATTTGCAAATTTATTTCCTCTTATAAAAACAATATATACCTATTTTAACAAATTAGAATCAGGCTGGTTTAGCGATTCAGGTTTTGATTTAGAAGCAGCAGGTAGTTATAAAACAGCATTAAGAGATCTTATTGCTTTCTTTGTAGCTATTACTAAATCTAAAATTAAAAATAGAGCAATATTACCAACAGTATTATCTGTTGAAATGGACGGGATTGGAGGTGTTATTATAGGTAACATATTTAGAATCCCAGACGAAGTAATACCAAAAGGATATAAAGGAGGATATGGTGGATACGGTGCTAAATTAGGACATATTGTAACAGGTTTAGGTCACTCTTTACAAAATGGAGATTGGGTAACTAAAATAGATGCTCAAACAATTATATTAGATGAACCTACTGGAATTCCATTTGATGTTAATATAGATATAAATAATGCTACGGCAACACCTACAGTTAAAGTAAGTGTAGATATTAAAGGAAATGTAAAACCAGCTAGTAGTACAGGTGGTGCTACTAAAATAATTAATGGTAAAGTTAGAAATAATGGTCAAGTAGACGATATATTAGTTCCAATGAGAGCTGATCTTTACGCCAGACACTACAGCTCAGTAAACCAAAGCGATGGTAAAAAAATTCGTTTACAAGCAGAAGTTATGAATAATTTACAAAATCTTCTTATAGATGCGTGGAATGCTGGTATTTATCTTAAAGTAAATTCTGCTTATAGAACAAAAAACGATCAAGATAGAGTATGGAGCGATAATTGTTTAAATGTCCCTGGTTCAGGAAAATGTATGTCTAGACCAGGTAAAAATCCAGCAGCAGTTCCCGGAACATCAAATCACGGGTTTGGAGCAGCCGTTGATTTAGCAAATAAAGATGGAACTAGAATTAATATAAATGGATTATCTGGAGGTAGATCAGTTCCTAAAACACTTAAAGAATGGAATTGGTTACAAGCAAATAAACATAAGTATAATTTTGATAACAATACACCTGGCCTAAGTACAACATCAGAATCACATCATTTTAATTATACAGGATAAATATGGGAGTAAGAATACCACAAAATCAAATAGTAGAAAGTAAATATACTATAGGCAATGAATATATGTTTGAAAGTACTTATAAAGAGTATCAAGGATATTATTATGAGTTAAATGGAAATCTATTTGCTGGAAAAGAATTTAGTACAAACGCTCCTATTTTAATTAAAATTGTTTCAAGCAATACTAATAGAATGTTAATGAATCCTGATACTTATGTTTATGCAAAGATATCAGGAGCTAAATTAAACAATACTATAGTTTTGTCTCATATAGATCAAGGAACTTCAAATATTCGATATTTTTCATATCAAATAACTACAAAATTAATTAAAGAAATAAATGTTGATACTTATAATAGTTTAAAATCAAATCCTATATATAAAACAGTAGCATTACCTTGCGATAATAACGGAGGATTCAATGATACTGATTTACAATATGCTGAAAAAATTATACCTGGTATCACAACGTTTATTAATACATCTTACATTAATCCTCCTATAGAAGATGATGGTAGTATAGGCTAAACTCTCTTATTATATTCAAGCAAACAAAAAGTTATGAAGTATGTTCTATATTCTAGAAAAACAAGACCAACTGGATAAGTTGGGTCCTTTTAACGATTGTTATATTGAATTTATCCAATATAATGATAACTACCATCCAAAGTTATGTGATTTAAGTTTAATATACATTCGAGACTTGGCCGAACATAAAGGTTATATGTTATGTTTAGACCACAATGAATCTTTTCAACTACATTGGGATAACGTAGAAGCGTGGTTATTAGACAACACACATAAGTTATTTGTGTTAAATAAGAAACAAGCACTGTATCATTTCCCTCATGAAGATAAATTATTTGATATAAATTTCATCAAAATAATAAAATTTTCTACCGAATTACCTGTAATCAAACATTACTATAGAAGCAACTATCCAGCCGTAAATAAACTAATTCCTATTAGTAAACATTACGAAAAATGCGAACTAACGTTCTCCAGCATACTACCCACAATTCGTGAGTTTCGAGCAGATGACGCCGTTTATGCGTTTAATAACGGGCCTTTAACGCGCGTTTTCCAACAAATTGAATCAACAGGTATTAAGATTGATAAACAATGTTTTATAGATTGCTATGGTGAGGATTTACAACATCCTGAATACAGTATTTCTAAAGGTAGAATATATAGTCATTATAATCTACATACTACTACTGGTAGACCATCAAACTCATACAACAGTATTAATTTTGCAGCATTAAATAAAACAAACGGAGAGCGTTTATGTTATAGACCGCTAAATGATATGTTTATTGAATTTGATATACAAGGTTATCACCCACGATTAATAGGTGAATTAGTTGATTTTCACTTTCCTAAAGAAGTATCAACATATGAATATTTAGGTGAATTATTAGGTGTAGATGCTCAAGCAGCTAAAGAATTAACATTTAAACAGTTGTATGGTGGTGTTTGGAAAGAATATAAAGACAAACCATTCTTTGAAGATGTTGTTAGTTATGTAAATAATACTTGGGAAGAATTTAACAAATCATCACAAATAATATGCAAAAATAAAATATTCACACCTGATAATACAGAGGATATAAATTCATATAAATTATTTAACTACATAATTCAGAGTTACGAAACATCAACTAATGTTATTATATTAGAACGTATATTAGATTACTTAAAAAATAAACAAACAAAACTGGTATTATATGTTTATGATAGTATACTTTTAGATTTTGCTAAGACTGATGGAAAAGAAACATTATTAACAATACAAAGTATGATTAATTATCCTGTAAATATTAAACAAGGTAAAACATATCATGGTTTAGAAAAACTATAAATATTTATAATGGAACAATTAAATGGATTTTTAGATTTGAATAAACTTTTTGCAACATTCACAACACCAGAAGCTCTGGATGAAACTGTGACTACAATTAACCGCAAATATTCAATATTATTTGGTAAAATATTCGTATTAGAATCACCACAAAGTGAAGAACTAATATGTACATATAATATTGATACAGGTAATATGTCTTCAACACCAATGAAGGATACGATATTATTACATCGTAAAAAAGAAAGTAATACATTATATACAATCAACGCATTAAATACATTAATACGTTCGTTGAATGGTGGTGTATTGGATACAAAATTCATTATCACTTGGTTAGATTATAAAAATAGTATATTACTAACGAATGGCCCTGAATTGCGCAAGCTGGATACAGCAATCTTCAAAATCGTAGACTTTAATAGAAATTAATATTTATATACATGAAAACACAAATTAACGAAGTAAAAAGAATGCAGCAATTAGCTGGATTGATTAATGAAAGTATTATAGATTTATCTGATGAATCTAATATTTTAAACCAAATACATACTACTATTAGTGAAGAAGGAATGGAAAATGAAAAAGCCAAACAATTTCTTCAAGAAATAATTAACTTTTGTCAAGAAGAAATTAAAAAATATTAATAAAGAGCTTTCGTAAGAAGGCTTAAATAGATATATATTTATACCAGCATAAACAAAGACTATAAAAAGTGAGCTTGGTCTCCAAAGTAAAAAGTCGTATATTCAATTTAATCATAGATTAACAATTTAAAACAAACAAACATGGACTTATCAGTCATCAAACAGAAGTTGGCCGCTTCTCAAAACAAAGGTCAGAAAAGAGAAAAGGTTGACTACAGTAAAATTTTCTGGAAACCTAAAGTAGGTAAACATCAAATCAGAATCCTTCCCTCTAAGTTCGACAAAACAAACCCATTCCGCGAAGTGTATTTACACTATGGTTTTTCTAAGGGCCCAATCTTAGCATTAACCAACTGGGGTGAAAAAGATCCCATTGCAGATTTCGCAAAAAGTCTTAAAAAATCAGCTGACAAAGAAGATTGGCAATTAGCTAAAAAAATTGAACCAAAACTTCGTTACTTCGCACCTGTAATTGTACGTGGTGAAGAAGAACAAGGTGCCCGTCTATGGGAATTCGGTAAATTAATTTACGAGCAATTGTTAGGTATTGCAGCAGACGAAGATTATGGTGACTTCACAGACATTACTGATGGTCGTGACTTTACAGTTGAAGCTGTTGAAGATGTATTTGCAGGTAAAAAAGGTATTAAATGTAATTTACGTGTTAAACCAAAAACATCTGCTATCTCAGACAATGCAGAAATAGTTGGTAAAGCATTAAGTGAACAACCTGATATCTTAGGTATCAATAAACATTATTCGTTTGATGAATTGAAAGATTTATTAGACAAGTGGTTAAACCCAGATAGCGAAGAAGATACTGATACTCCAATTGCTACAGCTAGCGTAGAAGACACTGAAGAAGAATCAAAAGACGATTTTTTAGAAGAAATGAATAAGCCAGTTCCCGTAGTTGAACAAACATATAAAGTAGATAAAAAAGCTGCTAAAGCTAAACCGTCAGATCGTTTTGACGATCTATTCAGTTAATTAACATAGCTCCCCATTCTGGGGAGCTTATTTTTACAAATTAAATTAAAACGTTATGGCTAATAAAGCAAAGATAGATAAGACACTATCTCAGGTGGTGTCGTCTTCATTAAAACAAGGATTTGATATTGAGAGCTTCAAGAAATCAAAATACCTGGACAAAGCGTCCAAATTTAAAAAGCAAAAATGGATTCCATTTTCAGATGCAATGAAAGATGCATTATCAATTCCAGGTGTTCCTATGGGACATATATTCATAGCTAGAGGTGGTTCGGATACAGGTAAAACAACCCTATTGATTGAAGCGGCTACCACTGCTCAAAAAATGGGAGTACTACCTATCTTTATTATCACAGAGATGAAATGGGATTTCGTTCATGCTGCTAAAATGGGGTTTGAATTAGAAGAAGTACCAGATGAAGAAACAGGAGAAGTAATGGATTATAAAGGTTTCTTCTTATATGTTGATAGATCATCTCTAAAAAGTATTGAAGATGTATCAGCATTTATAGCGGATATTCTAAACGAACAAGCTAAAGGCAAGCTACCTTATGATTTATTATTCTTATGGGATTCATCAGGTTCTATTCCATGTAAAATGAGTATAGACCAAGGTAATAATAATCCAATGTGGAATGCAGGTGCAATGGCAACTCAATTTGGTAACTTTATTAATCAACAGTTTCCCCTGTCACGTAAAGAAAGTTATCCATATACTAATACATTATTCGTTATTAATAAAACGGGTGTACAACCAGCATTAACACCAATGTCACAACCAAGAATGACAAATAAAGGTGGTAATGCAATGTATTGGGATGCAACAATTGTAGCTACATTTGGTAACGTTACTAATAGTGGTACATCTAAAATTAGTGTACAACATAAGGGTAAAAAGGTTGAATTTGCTAAACGTACTAAAATTGGTATTGATAAAATACATGCTGACTTTGGTATCGCAACAACATCAACAGTCATAGTAACACCACATGGTTTCATGCCTGATACACCAGAAGCTATTAAGGAGTATAAAAAACTTCATGCTCATGAGTGGTTTAACGAGGATGTTTCTAATATAGATGATTTACAAGTTATTGAAGACAACAGTGAATGGGAAGAAAGCAGTAAAATATCACCTATAGTAGAAATTGACAACAATGAAGAATAAATATGCCGACTTATTATCAAAAGTAACAAATGATCAACGCGGAGTCACAGACTCCGTTTTGATTATTGATGGAATGAATACCTTTTTAAGGGCATTTACAATGATTAATCATATTAATCAGTACGGAGCTCATATTGGTGGATTGACGGGTTTTTTAAAATCCGTTGGTTACGCTATAAAGCTAATTGATCCAACAAAGGTAGTAATTGTATTTGATGGAGTAGGTGGTTCTAATAGTAAAAGAAATCTATATCCTGAATATAAAGCAAACAGAAATGCTAACCGCATGACTAACTATGCTATATTCACTAGCAAAGACGACGAACGCGAAGCGATTAATAATCAGATGGCAAGGCTCATTCAGTATCTTCAATGTCTACCAATGTCAATCGTTTGTATTGATGGTATTGAAGCAGATGACGCTATGGGTTATTTAGTGGGTAAATTAGAAGAATATGATGCTACAAAAGAAGTGACTATAATGTCTGCTGATGGTGATTTTCTACAATTAGTAAGTGATAAAACACAAGTATATTCACCTATTAAAAAGAAAATATATAAACCAGCAGATGTATTAGAAGAATACAATGTTAGTAGTTATAACTTTATTAATTACAAAATATTAATGGGAGATAAATCAGATAATCTACCTGGTGTTGAAGGTTTAGGACCTAAAAAGTTACTTAAATTCTTCCCAGAATTATCAAGCAATACTCCACTAACATTAACAGAAATACTAGCTAAATCAACCGAAAAATCAGCTGAACATGATTTATATGCTCGTATTGTTGAAAGAAAACACCAACTAGATATTAACTCTCAGTTGATGAATCTACAAACAATACCGCTTTCGCCAGAGAATATATCTCAAATTCAATCCGACTTTAAATCGCCTTATACGTTTAATTCTCATGCCTTTATGAGCATGTATGTTGTCGATCACTTGGGGGAATCAATACCTAATACAAACAATTGGCTAAATCAAGTATTTGGTCCTTTAAATTCATTTAGTTAAAACAAACAGGTTACATGGCAACATTGAGTAAATTAAATCAATATGGTAATGCATTTCAGATTAAAGTATTAGGAGCATTATTAACACAACGCGACTTCTTACTAAACATAGCAGATTCACTTGATAGTGAATATTTTGAATCACAATCACATAAATGGATTATTGAATATATTATAAAATACTATAATCAGTACCATACATACCCAACAATTGAAACATTATCGATTGAAATCAAAAAGATTGATAATGAGATATTACGAATATCGCTAACAGAGGCATTACGTGAAGCCTATAAAATGGTTGACGTATCAGATTTAGAATGGGTTGAAAGAGAATTTAGTGACTTCTGTAAAAACCAACAGATGAAAAAAGCTATCATGACTTCTGTTGACCTATTAAATATGGGTGACTATGATGGTATTAGATCGTTAATTAACGATGCAATGAAAGCGGGAGAAGATAAAAACATAGGTCATATGTACGACGCTGATGTTGAGACCCGTTATAGAGGTGATGATAGACGCGCTATTCCGTTTCCTTGGCAAGTATTTAATGATTTAACACAAGGTGGTTACGGTAAAGGTGATTTAGTATTATTATTTGGTAATCCAGGTGGTGGTAAATCGTGGGGAGCTATAGCGATGGGAGCATATGCTGCAGCATTAGGATTTAATGTAGTACACTATACATTAGAATTAGCAGAAGGTTACGTAGGTAAACGTTATGATGCTGTATTTTCGGGTATTGATGTAGATAAATTAGATAAACATCGTGATGTAGTACAAGAAGCAATAGATAAGGTAAAAGGTAAAATTGTAATTAAAGAATACGCTCCTAAACGTGCATCATTAGATACTATTGAAGCACATTTACAACAACTAGAACATCAAAATGAATTTATTCCTGATTTAATCATTATTGACTATTTAGATTTACTACGTACTAAAGGTAGAAAAGAACGTAAAGATGAAATTGATGACGTTTATACAGACGCTAAGGGATTAGCTAAAGAACGTGGAATACCTATTATATCTCCATCACAAGCAAATAGAACAGGTGCTGAAGAAGGTATATTACAAGCTAAAAACGCTGCAGGTTCATATGATAAAATTATGATTGGAGATATTATTATCTCATTAGCACGTGGTAGAAAAGAAAAAGTAAACGGTACTGGTAATTGGCATTTTATTAAGAATAGATATGGAGCAGATGGATTAACATTTGGTTCTAAGATTAACACAGCAAACGGATATATAGATATACATGATCAACCTTTAGATGATGATGAATTTGAAGCCAAATCAAAAGGTTCTAATAGAAAGGTTAATGAATATTCCGATGTAGGGGTAGAAGATAGACAAGTTCTTCGAAGTAAATTTATGAAGCTTGGAGCGGAATAAATTTTAACTTATATTTATAACTACAACAATAAAAATTATGGAATTAAAACGTATGCAAGAATTAGCTGGGATTAAGCTAAATGAAAATATAGAAGCTATAAATAAACTAGCTAATAATTATAAATCATTAAAAAAAGCAATTGATAGTCCCAATTATCCTGATACTGCTCATACTAAAGCAGCTTTAATAAAGGTTGAAGATAAAATCAAACAGATGGCTAAAAAGGAAGAATTTAAACAAGAGTTTAAAAAATTAATTCCTGATTTTAAATTTTAATTTTTGGTGTGCCCCTTGGATTTCCATATATTTATTGGAAACAACAACATGGCATACATCTATAGACACATTCGTTTAGATAAGAATAAACCGTTTTACATAGGGATTGGATCTGACAGTAATTATGAAAGATCTAATTCACATAAGCATAGAAACAGACATTGGAGGAATATAGTAGCTCAAACTCCATACGAAGTTGAAATATTATTAGATAATTTAACTTGGGATGAAGCGTGTAGTAAGGAAATTGAATTCATTAAATTATATGGTAGAGCAGATTTAAATAAAGGTTCATTAGTGAATATGACAGATGGAGGTGAAGGTAATAATAATCCATCAGAAGCAACTAGAATGTCGATAAGTAAAAAAATAAAAGCTAATAAGGAACGAGGTAAAAAAATATCTGCCTCTAATAAAGGTAGATCTAGTTCCAATAAAGGTAAATTATTTACTGAAGAACATAAAGCTAAAATAAGAGCTAAACGAGGACATTTATTAGGAAGAAAGAATACATGGTATATAAAACCGGTATTACAGTATGATAAACAAGGTAATTTTATTAAAGAATGGGAATCACAAGCTATAGCTCAATCCTACTTTAATAAACCTAAAAGCGATGGTATAGGAGCTGTTTGTAGAGGTGAACAAAAAACAGCTTATGGATTTATTTGGAAATTTAAACAATCAATTATATGTTAGTAGTAAAAAAGTATTTTGCAACCTGGTGTCAACCTTGCAAACAATTAAATCCTATATTCTCTGAATTACAAAGCGAAATACCAGGAGTGTCATTTCAAACTATTGATGTTGATAATAATAGAGATTTAGCATTAGAAAATAACATATCTTCAGTACCAACCGTTATATTTGAAAAAGATGGACAACAAGTTTATCGCTTTTCAGGAGTACTACCAAAATCTGCTATAGCAGGACATATTAGAAAATATTTATAAGTACTTTAAAATGAAATTTAAACGATTTGATTTGAATCGATGGATAGAATTATCCTTCATAAATGATTGCAAAATATTGCAAGAAGTAAAATCATTAGATGAATATTATAATAAAGCAAATACAGGACTATATGAATTTCTTAATCCTGAACTAGCATACCAATACGAAGTATACGACGCATCAGATGAACAAAAAATGTGGAAAGTAGAAAAGCAAGATAATGATCCAATAATGGTAGTAACTTTGAAAAAAATGGGTTTAGGGGATAAATATTGGGTATTAGATTTTTATTTTCCTGAAACTGAAAAAGGATATGCTAAAACTAAAGGAACAATAAAAGGAGAACATTATTTAGATACAGTATCCAAAATAGTTAAAGATGAAGTGTTACCTTACTTTGAACAATCTGAATTAGACATATTATTCTTTAAAGCATATACTAATGATGGAGCAGGGCAAATGAGAAAAAGCTTATTTCAACGTTTGGTAGATAAGTTTATTTCTAAAGATAAATTTAACATTAAAATAAATAATTTAACATTTATAATAACTAAAAAATAATAAAAAATGGACGTAACGCAAGATATTCTTAGCGAGATTACGACTTACATGAAATATAGTAAGTTTGTACCGGAATTAAACCGAAGAGAAACCTGGACAGAGTTAGTAACAAGAAATAAGGAAATGCACCAGGAAAAGTTTCCACAGTTAAAAGATGAAATTGAAAATGCATATAAGTTGGTCTACGATAAAAAGGTATTGCCTTCAATGCGTAGTTTGCAATTCGCTGGTAAGCCCATTGAGCTTAATAATTCTCGTATATTTAATTGTTCTTTTCTTCCTATCAATGATTGGAGAGCATTTAGTGAAATAATGTTCTTATTACTATCAGGATGTGGTGTTGGATATAGTGTTCAAACACACCATGTAGATAGTTTACCTGAAATAACAATACCAACTAAACATAAAAGATATTTAGTAGGTGACAGTATTGAAGGTTGGGCAGACGCCGTTAGAATGCTTTGTAAAGCATACTTTACAGGCGGAGCATTGCCTATATTTGATTTTAGAGACATCAGACCAAAAGGCGCTCAGTTAATCACTGTTGGTGGTAAAGCACCTGGTCCTGAACCATTAAAAGAATGTTTATTTAACTTACAGAAAATATTTGATCGTAAACAAAACGGTGAAAGATTAACAACAGTAGAAACACACGATATGGCCTGTCATATTGCCGATGCAGTATTATCAGGTGGTATTCGTAGAGCAGCATTAATTGCATTATTTGATTTAGATGATGAAGCAATGTTAACATGTAAGTTTGGTAGCTGGTGGGAAGAAAATCCTCAACGTGGTAGAGCAAACAATAGTGCTGTAGTAATGCGTCATAAAATTGATGAAGAAGAATTCTTTAAACTATGGAAAAAAATTGAATTAAGTGGATCTGGTGAACCAGGTATTTATTTCAGTAATGATAAAGATTGGGGAACAAATCCATGTTGTGAAATTGCACTTAGACCATTCCAATTCTGTAACTTATGTGAAGTAAATGTTTCAAATATTGAATCACAAGAAGATCTAAACGAACGTGTTAAAATAGGTGCGTTTATTGGTACATTACAAGCAGCATATACAGATTTCCATTATCTTAGAGATATATGGCAAAAAACAACCGAAAAAGATGCATTATTAGGCGTTGGAATGACAGGTATTGGTTCTGGGGTTATATTAAATTATGATTTAAAGAAAGCAGCTGATTTAGCTAAAGACGAAAATACTCGTGTAGCAGAAATTATTGGCATAAATAAAGCAGCTCGTGTAACTACAGTAAAACCATCAGGTACTAGTTCATTAGTATTAGGAAGTAGCAGTGGTATTCATAGCTGGCATGATAAACATTATATCAGACGTATCAGAGTAGGTAAAAATGAAGCAATTTATACACATCTTGCTATTCATCACCCTGAATTATTAGAAGACGATTTCTTTAAACCTACCATCCAGGCTATAATATCTATTCCTCAAAAAGCACCAGAAGGCGCTATTATACGCAGTGAAGAATCAGCATTGATGCTATTAGAACGTGTTAGAAAGTTTAATATGGAGTGGGTAAGAAAAGGCCATCGTAAGGGAGCTAATACAAATAATGTATCTGCAACTATATCTGTTAGAAATGAAGAATGGAAAGAAGTAGGAGAATGGATGTGGAAATATAAGGACACATTTAACGGTCTATCAGTTTTGCCTTTCTCAGATCACACTTATACTCAAGCACCTTTTGAAACAATCACTGAAGAACAATTTAATGAAATGGTAAATCATCTTCATTCTGTAGATTTGAGTAAGGTGGTAGAATTTAGTGATGAAACCGCATTGATGGATCAAGTTGCATGTGCTTCAGGGGCTTGCGAAATAGTGTAATGGAGGATCATGTGAAAGTATATTTCTATTATATTTATTGGAAACAATATTTATGATAGGAATATACAAAATCACAAA